CTCTTTAAAACGCTGTACAGGTTCACACTGTGGGTCGTCACAACCATCAAGCATAAAAATAACGCGCTGTTTTTCTCTGTCATAACGAACAACATGAACAACGATACCTCGGTGATTTTTATAGTAGCGATCAAGTTGGTTTGGGTTCTCATTGCTCATTGCCTCGTCCTCAGCCCATTCTTTGAATTAAAATCATCTACCAGCCAACGCATAAATTGGTAGTTGGTTTCTTGGTAGCCATTTGGTACTTTAATTTCATAGACAAAACGGCCATCACGTATTGAAGCTCGCACTTGCGTGCGACATGCTAAGTTTGATAATCTACTCATGCTAATTTCTCTTCACACAATTGAAATTTGCAACCGAAGCCAGCGACCGTACATCGTTGGCTTCACCCTTTCTGGATATAGCCATCTTTAATTTCTCTTTTGATGTAACGAAACAAATGCATTCATAAATGTGCGGATCTGCGAAATTAATCCATCTAACATCATTTTTATTTTCTGCTCTTCTTCGTTATCAATAACGCCGTCAGCTAAGCTGTCCTTCATCAATAACGCTAAACGCCCCTGCATTTCGTCAACATTGCTACGTAATGTGAATAGTTCTGTCTGATCTAAATCAGCAGGGCTAATTCTGTCCACGAGTAAGCGGTTTGATTCACGAGCGACAAATTCAGCAAATAAAACGGTCTGAGAAATATCTTGCATCGCTAATAGTTCGTTTAAATCAAACGAACGACAGCCGTTCTTTTCGTAAAGTTTGTTATTGAATGATGTTAAAGACAGGCCAAGCGCACCAGCCATAGCTTCACGCCCACCAGCGGTTGCATCACACATCTCTTTCACTACTTGTTTTATTGATTGGTTACTCATTTCCTACCACCATTGATAAATTCTTGTAGTTAACTGCTTTAAACTGTTTTGTTATTTTGTGGTTATAACTATTGAGCTAATAACTCACCTAATTCAGGAGAAATATCTTGGGCACGAACTTGGTGACTGGTCGCTTTTACAATTTTCACGACATACTTAGAATCCATGCCACCACCATGGAGCCAGCGCCATACTGTTGGTTGAGACACCCCACACAAAACAGCTAGCTTTTTCTGGCTTCCAACAATGCTTATTGCTTTTTCAATAGCTTTGTTTTTCATAAATAACCTCAAACGTATAAAAGATGGATAAATAATAGCAATGAGTATTAAAACATTCAATAGCAATTGCAATTTGATTTTCGATACTCAAACTTATAGATTTTGTGGCATGAAAACGACAATTGCAGAACGCTTAAAATTAGCGATGAAAACAAGAGGAAATATGACGCAAGCTGCTTTAGCAGAAGCGTCCGGTGTTGCTCAACCAACAATTTGGAGATTGGTTAATGGTAATGCGAAAGGTTCTTCTAAATTAGTGGATATCGCTAACGCATTAGCCGTCAACATTGACTGGTTGGCTAATGGTGTGGGTGACATGGAGGCACCTAATTCAACCCCATCGTTTAAGGCTGATAGATCTCTAGAAATACCTGTATGGGATGAAAATGGCTACACAGGAGAAGCCATACTGTCACCAATAGGAAAACCATTAAAAACATATAAAGCTTATATACTTAAAAAGAATAGCGGATGCTCAGAAGCTCCCGCGGGGAGCATTGCAATAGTTGATACTCAGCTACAACCCGGTACTGATGATCTGGTAGTTGCTCAAATAGGCGACTCTTTCTCTGTTTATAAATTCCTTGAAGGTGGCACTCAGGGATTCCTTGCTGTTGATGATTCACGAGTTCCTTTAATTGATATTTCATCTAGTGTTTTTCTTGGGGTTATTGTTTTTCTTGTCCGCGATTTTAGAAGATAGTCATCACATGCCAACCCGTTAACGGCTATCTTTCTATAAGAACCTACTCCCACCCTTTCTAAAATTTCGACCATTCCATAATCCTTTAATATACTCATTACCACTGTTTATATATACAGTGGTTAGCTATAATGCAAATAATATTTACCAAAATCAAGCAATATCACCATCATTAAAAATAATACTTAATGCTATTTTTTTAATTAGAAATAACTTTATTTTATTTAAAATCAACATGATAAGAAAAACACACCCTTACACCAAAAAATAACATTTGCTATTTTTAATACTCATTGTTATATTTATTGCATATAGCAAAATGAGTTTTCTAAAATTTTTTGAGGCATGCCGATGACAACTGAACCAATAATCATAGCGCCAGATGGTTTCACTAATGAAGATATCGCAAAGTGGATGAGGGGCAAGTTGCAGTGCATAGATTATCTCCCTGTTTTACACGGTAAGCGAGAAAGACTAATGAGCGATGTAAAAAAGCTAGATGCTGAAATAGCAGAGTACATCAGTAAAAGCGCTATTCAGATACAAAGTAAATGATTTTTATGTGTGAAGAGAACGTGTGAAGAGAAACAATGGCTGGCTGAGTCTTTTACCATTAAAAGGGGTTGTGGTGATAATGTTTTGCTCAGTCAGCCATTTTTATAGAGTTAGTTTTATAACCAAAGAGCGTGGGCGTGAAAAAATGTAACCTGCGATCAGCTAGAAATCCGAACCCAATCGGGCTGATGCAACCACAGGTGGTCCGCTCTTTTTGATTATGATTCTAACAATAAGCAAGGGTACTGGCATTATTTGTGAAATGTCTTATCAGGATTATGTCAACTCGCTAGTGCCCTTTCTTATTGTGTGAAGTGAATAAACCGTGTGAGGAGAAATTAACATGTCACGCCCTTCGTTAAAAAATGTAATTGTGTATAAAGCACAACTACCAAGTGCAGAAGCGATGTCCGATCACCTAAGTAAAATCCCATTTACTAAAGTGTTAGAGTCACATTTTTGTAGTTATGGCTACATACCAAACCCAGTCACTAATGAATTAGTTACCCCTATTACAGACGGGTATTTGCTGACATTTCGTTTTGATCAGAAAATATTACCTAATGCTGTTATTAAAAAAGAAGTTAATGAGCGCATTAGTAAGTTAAAAGAGAATGGGATTGAATTTATTGAGCCTGATATTAAAAATACAGTCACCGCTGAATTTTTGAGAAAGGCGTTTGTAAAAACAATTACTACACTCGTTTTATATCATCCCAGCAAAGAATATTTATTAGTAGCTAGCTCTAATAAAAACATTGCCAATTCGGCTATAAGCACATTAATTAAGGCGTGTGGTTCAGTTAAAACAGAAACAATTCATATCGATGATGTATCACAAGGTCTAACTACTAGATTATTAAATACATTAAATAATGAAGAGGAAACGGATTGTTTTGGAAAAAATTTCTACCTAGGTCAATTTTATTTACTTGAAAGAAAAATTGATAATAAAAAAGAAATTGTAAAATATGATGCTGATTTTAACTCCATAAGAGATGTTCTTTTTGACTCTTTAAACAATCAATTTAAAATTAATTTAATTCAGTTATATACAGATGATATACAGTTTAAACTTACTAGCGACTTCCACTTCAAAGGGATTAAACCAGTAAATAAAATTGAATTTGATGATAAAGATAGAGTTTATCGCTATCGACATGAGTGTTCACTCATCATGTTCTATATGACAATTACCATCGACTTTTTAATTGATTTATTAAAATATAAAGAAAAATAATAATTAGCCAACATCAGGGAATTTTAATCTCGATTAATTCGAGAGGGATTTTTATTACCTAAAAATTGTGTGGAGAGAATAATGTCTTATATTGCAACAGCAACAAATAAACATTTCTATTATCTCGATGTACGGATCGAAGATATAGATATTCAAGATATTGCGACAGGTTTAGCTAATGAATGTCGCTTTAATGGACAAATTGATAATTTCTATTCTGTTGCTCAGCATTCTGTGTATACCAGTTATTTAGTTGCACCTGAATTTGCTTTAGAGGCCCTACTTCATGATGCCAGTGAAGCTTATGTCAAAGACCTACCGTCACCACTTAAAAAGTTATTGCCTGAATATAAATTAATTGAATTGCGTGTGGAAAAGATGATCCGCAAAAAGTTTGGATTACCTGAAAATATGTCTGATGAAGTCCATTTTGCAGATCTAATGATGTTAGCTACAGAAAAGCGTGATTTAGACATTGATGCAGGTAGTAACTGGTTAATGCTTGAAGGTATTCCAGCTAGCGATTTTGCTGTCAACCCGCTAACCCCAAGACAAGCAAAATCCCTATTCTTACGCCGTTTTAATGAGCTTTATAAAGAGAAAAATGGCTAATAACTACCACCAGCATTAACTAATATCTATTTAAACTGTGTACGGACAGTGTGGAGAGAAAAATATGTCTATTAATTGCATGGGTAAGCTAATGAAAGCTAGTAAGTGGGCACATAGAGAATTTGATAAAGACTCCATTCCAAACCCAAGAACTATAAAACGTTGGGTAAAAGATGGAATAGTCAATGGGAGAATTATCGATGGATCTGTTTGGGTTTTCTCGAGCGAGAAAATGGGTGTTGCCACTTCAATATCAAATCATGTAAATGCATTAATAGAGGATTAAAATGGCGTCACGTCCAAGAAATCGGCAGTATAGACACTTACCTGACTTTCTTTATTTTGATAAAGATCGAAAACGCTATGTCTTGACGTTGATATCAGGGAAAAGAAAAACAATAGGCTCTGATAGGGCCTATGCGATTGCTGTCGCAAAAGAATATAATTTACGTATGCGTCCAGAAACATCAATTAGCTTAGAATCTTTAATTATTGAGTCAGGCGGAATAAACGGGGAAGGCGCACCACTAAGTGATCATATTGATAGATTAATGGAAAGAATTATTAATGATGAAAACCCAGCTAAAAGCACTCAATCAAATTGGGAAAATGATGCTATTCGCGTAAAGGAATTTTTTAATAATATTCCTTGCTGTGACATTACACTGGAACATGTAAACGACTACATTAACCACTATCATGCTGAAAGTTCTCCTAACGTTCAAAATAGAAAAGTTCTATTTTTAAAAAAAATCTTCTCTTATGCTGTTGATGAATCGTTGATGTATGACAATCCAGCCAATCGTAAAAAAATGCGAAGAATAGAAGGCAAACAAAGACGACGTTTGACATTCGATGACTTTATAAAAATAAGAAGTTCTGCGGATCAATGGCTCAAAACAGCTATGGATCTAGCATTACAAACAGCGCAAGCTAGGCTTGAGGTATCTCGTATAAAATACTCCATAAAAGTACCAAAAGAAGGCGTCTGTGGATGTATTTGGTTAGATAATCCAGTAAATGGAATTTATGGAACACTTTATATTCATCGCCAAAAAGTCAAAGATAAAGAGGCTTCTCACGTTGCCATTCCTATTGGTGCTGAACTAAAACGAATTATTGATGAAAGCAGAGATAGCATAGCAAGTCCATACGTTGTTCATAGGCTACCTAAAAAATATAGCAATCCTATTAGCTCAATGGTTAAACACCCTACACAAGTAGCACCAGATTACTTAAGCCGTGCATTTTCAGCATTAAGAGATCGCATTGGAGTTAAGTCAGAACTCCCCTTAGAGCAGCGCCCTACTTTTCATGAAATAAGAGCGTTATCAGCTTATTTATTCAAACAGCAAGGAATAGATCCCCAAGCACGCATGGCTCATTCCGATGCTAAATCAACAAAAATTTATACACAAAACCACGTTGATTGGGTTAGTGTTCCACATGCTGAAATCAAAGTAAGTTAATGGTGTAAAAGTATCAGTAACTACTTGATTAATATAATACCAAATACACACAAAATACACTGTTTGCATATACAGTATTTTACACATAAAACCATTGTTAATCATATAGTTATAAATATATTGATGTTAATCATGGGGTGTCAGGGGTCGTAGGTTCAAATCCTATCATGCCGACCATTTTTATTTAAGAAAACCAACCACTTACGGTTGGTTTTTTTATGTCTGAAATTTGCCACTGGTAAAACTCTGGTAAAACTCTGGTAAAACGACGACAGATCACCTCTCAAAATCACCCTTTCTTTAGCTCATAAAATTGCCCTTTTCTCCTTGCTATTCTATTCGTTACCTTATACAAGCTACTGTATAAAAACACAGTAAAGTAGGTGATACAATGATTAAGCTTGAAATCAATAATGCGGAATATATTGCTCAGTTAGAAGAGGCTCGTTTATCTGCAGATAACCCTCGTGGCTATCTGTTTATGGATATTGTCTTTTCTGATCCAAGGTTTGATGAAAATACATTTGAAATGAAGAATGTTCGTAGGGAACCGATGAGGACGTATATGACGGAAGCTGTAGCAAAGGATTTGTTTGAGAAGTTGGAGAGGTATTTCAATCATAAAAATATGGTACTAACATCAAAAAACATAAAAAAACTTATGTAGCTTGAGTAATTTAAAACCATCTTTCTCGCTTGTTACTTAGGAGTTTGTTAGTATCTATTTCTATTAAATTTTCTTTAGTGTTTAGATAAAAAGAGAGATTATAATGGACTTAAAACAATGCGATAAAAAACAATTAAAAGAAGAGTTTAATCGACTTACAGCATTAACAAGTTATAAATCAACAATGGGTGTTTTTGATATATTTACTAGATTACCTGAATTATTAAATAATGATGAAACAGTTTTATGTGTTAATAGCGGAATCGTAAAATCTAATATTTGGTTGATCATACCTACAAATAAACGAATTATTTTTCTGCATAAAAAAGTGGGCTTTTCCATAAAAAAGTTGATTTATCTTCAGTAAACTATGATGCAATTACTTCTATTGACTCATCTTCCGGATTGACAGGAGGTAAAATAAAAATAAATACTCCTGGTACTATTTATGAAATTGGTACACTACAAAAAAATTCAGTACAACCACTAGTTGATATTATCCTATCTAAAAAAAATAACTCTTCATCGCAATCTTCAAATAACAGTGGTGATGACTTGCTATCAAAATTAGAAAAATTAGGAAAACTAAAAGAAAGTGGCGTACTGACAGAAGAAGAGTTCCAAGAACAAAAAAGTAAATTACTTAATTTATAATTCTCAATAACGGACACTCTATCGGTGTCCGTATGATAAAAATTTTAAGTCATTCTATTTTATTCCAAGACATACATATCGGTAGGCCCAGTATAACCCGGATGGTGTATTGTTAATGTTTTACCGTCACTAGAGTAGTGACTGTTGTCCCCCAGAACTGATTGCCACCATACCATAAAATGAGAGATTGATAAGGAGGTGGTAACACAGTGACAGGATATGCTCTATTATCGCTAGCAATAGCAAAAAGCTGTTTACCAATCATATTTGATTCGAATTTAACAATTGTTTTATCTGCATTAACTGTTGACGCAGTTTTTTTAAACTGTTTTAAATTACCTAGTTTTTCATATCGATTATCAAATTCATTTTTAGTATAACTACTGCCTACTGGGGCATAAATCCCTTTAGGCTGATATTTACCGTCAGACTCAGCCTTAGTATACGAAGCACCTACTAGCGCATAATTGCCCGCTAGTTGATAATTTCCCTAACCTTGATAACGCCCGTCACTTTCCGCTTTTGTGTAACTACTTCCAGCCGTTGCATAGTGTGTCACTCATAAATGCGCTCAGGAATAGAAACACCAAAGTAGTTATACATTGGCTTCAAGATATTCGGCACAGGAAACGGTACAAACTTAATAAAGTGAGATTTGTGATACTTGCGCCCACCAATCACATTATAGGTTGGTTCGTAGAAATCCATGCTGGCAGGATCTTGAACATTGGCCTCCGTTAAATCAGGTGTTACCCATTGTGGATCAATCTGTTTAATCCTCTTGTACATGCCTTTGGTCACGCCATCGATATTAAACGGGTTTTCATACCACTCTTTCGGATTTGATGTCTCCACAACGAATAATGCTAAACGATCACCGTATACATGCCCAAAGTGAACCTGCTCTTTAAGCTGATGTGTAATGCGGTATTTTTATCTCGTTTGCGATGCTTTTTACTGATAGCACGATCATCGTCGTTATCACAATCAATATCGTAACCCTGACGTATCGCATCACGCGCGGGCATATTACAGGCTTTATCCACCAGCCAGTGTTTAGCGATAACCGCACACATATTGTTGCCGATAAACATTTGTGAGGCATACCATGAGGCCTGTGACTCTGGCACACCGTAAACTTGTTCCCCTTTAAATGAGGGCACATAGCTATCAATGCTATCCATCGCAACACCTGCAATTGTGGGCTGGGGTAAATCAATCCCATCAAAGCCTTGTTCTCGCGCCAGCGCAGGATATAAGTCAGTTGTGAATGCTGACCTCTGTGGCGGTGAAATCTGCTCTGCAATTTTTTCTTTTAAACGGCTACATGGCAAATCCTTTATTATAGACAATAAAATACACACCATACACACAAAATATTTGATTGCCTACGTCTTAGTGTGTATAGTGTGTATATCAGTTGACGGAATGGAGGGAGTTTGAAAAGTTCGGAACTGATTAAGTTGTTAGAAAAAAACGGATGGATACTTGATAGAATAAAAGGAAGTCATCATCAATTTACTCACCCTGATTTTTCTTTTGTTGTAACAGTACCGCATCCAAGAAAAGATTTAAAAAAAGGAACATTAAATCAAATTATTAAAAGTGCCAAACTGAAAAATTAATTAAGAATGCGCTCATATAGGGCGCGCTCTTTATGGAGATGAAATTATGTTATATCCAGCCTTTATTGAAATTGATGAAGATGGTAGCGCAAGTGGCTGGTTCCCTGATATTGATGGTTGCATCTTTGCGGGGGACAGTATTGAAGAAGCTCACGCAGATGCGAGGAGCGCTATTGATGCCCATTTTGAATTGTTAAGCGAGAAGGGTTTAGATATCCCCTCTCCAAAATCTCAACAAGAGCATTTAATTAATTCTAGTGGTGATTACAATAATGGAATATGGCTTTTAGTTGATGTTGATATGGATAAATACGACGGACGAGCAGAGCGTATTAATATCACATTGCCACATCGATTATTGAGTCGCATCGATACTATCGTAAAAACAAATCCTGAATATGGGAGTCGTAGCGGATTTATTGCCACAGCAACCCGTAAAGAACTCCAAAAGAATATTTAA